TCGCGCTGGTGGCTCTCCTGCCGCCGACGATGGCGGCCGGTGGGGCGTGGTTCTGGACGAGGGGGCGGCTATGAGCTTCTCCGGACAAGACACGCGCGAGAAGTACATCCAGAAGATCGCCGAGGAGATGCAGTGGGCGTATCGGTCGAGGATCGAACGCGCCCGTGAAATGGTGTTCGGCACCGGCGTTGAGATCACGCCCCCCGTCCCGGAGCCGTCGTTCCGGGTACAGGCCGAAGCGATGCTCGACGCGGAGATAGTCAAGACTGCCGGCGATTCGATCCTGGCGCGCTTCCGTGAGCAGGCTGTCGCCGCGGAGCGTGGAGCGTGATCCACACGAAGCGCTACCTCGCCGCGGCCGGGGACAAGTGGTATCCGCTGGCCTACTTCGCCAACGTCGTCGGCCTGTTCGACACCGTCGACGAGGCGCTTGATGCGGCGCAGGAGTCCGACATCCCTGCGTGCAGGAACTGTTCCGGGCTGGTGTGGGTGGCCGTCCTGGACCTGCTCCGGATGGAAACCGTGGCCTACGGCATGGACGACGGCCCGGATGGGGCGTGGCTGATCGTGAGGAGCGCGGTCGAATGACCCTGCACGAAATCGACGACTGGTTCCAATGCGCGGCGCGGCTCATGTTCGCGGCCGAGCACCGGGGCGAGATACGCTTCTACCCCTGTGAGGCCGGGCCGTCGTGCCCGTGGCCGCAGGACTACTTGGCCGGGACGTACAAGGACGCGCCGGTCTACGCCGATGGCGCGGGGATGGTGCATTGATGAATGAGTTCCAGATGGCCTTTGCCCTGTTGGGCTGGCACGCCTTGGCGGACTACCCGCTGCAGGGCGACTTCATGGCGAAGGCGAAAAACCCGAAGGCTCCGTTGCCTGGCGTTCCATGGGAAACCGTGATGACCGCCCATGCCCTGATCCACGGCTTCGGCGTCTCCATGATCACGGGCTCCGTGGTGCTGGGACTTGCCGAGACGGTGTCGCATTGGCTGATCGACGTGGCGAAGTGCTTCGGGAAGCTGGACTTACGGGCAGACCAAGGTGCCCACTTCGCCTGCAAGATCGCATGGTTCGCGCTCGCGCCGCTGGGGTTGCCGTGATGGGCGAGAAGTCGATCTTCGTCGGGGGCCCGCTGCACGGCCAGATCCGTGACGTCCCGATGTGCTTGGTGTACTCGCACCTAACGGCGGGAGAGGGCGGCATCACCACGTGGCGCTACCAGCGCGACCGCTGGGGCTGGTGCCTTGGGCCGGACCATCCGTTCCGCACGATCGTCGTCCGCTGGACAGGCGACAAGGCACCGGATTGGCTTGCTGTGCTGGACGCCTTGGCGCTGGCGTATGGGTTCGGAGAGGTAGACGCGAGTGGCACGTAAGACACCAGGCACCGAGGCGATCCGACCGCAGGCGCAAGAGCGCCGCGAGCGCTTCGTGGCCGAATACCTGATCGATCGGAACGCTACGCAGGCAGCTATTCGCGCAGGCTACAGTGAGCGGACGGCGTACGCGCAAGGGTGCCGACTGTTAAAAGATGCTGAGGTGCGTCGTTTGGTCGATGAAAGTTCGGCGAAAATCCGCGAACGTCTGCAATTGACGACTGAGCAGATCGCCGAGCACCTGGCGAACATCATCACGGCCGACCCGAACGACCTGATCGAGTACCGCCGCGAGTGCTGCCGGCACTGCTGGGGCGATGACTTCCGGTTCCAACGCACGCCGCAGGAGATGCGCGACGCCCGGAAGACCTGGGAGGACGGATTGCTCGCGAAGAACATCCCGCAGGAACAGTGGCCGGAGTTCGACGAGCAGGGCGGCATCGGCTACAACAAGCTGCACGCCCCGAATCCGGATTGCCCGGAGTGCTTCGGCGAGGGCGTCGATCGCCCGTATCCGAAGGACACACGCTCGCTCGGGCCGGCCGCCGCCGCGCTGTATGCCGGCGTGAAGGTCACGAAGGACGGGCTCGAAATCAAGATGCACTCGAAGGAAAAGGCCGTCGAGCTGTACGGGAAACACCTCGGCATGTTCGTCGACAAGCACGAGCTGAGCGGGCCTGGCGGGAAAGAACTTCCGGCCCCGCAGTACATCGTCGCCCCGATCGCCCCGGCCAAGCCGAGCGAGGAATAGGCCATGGGCGCAGCGAACCCGCTGGCGCCGCAGGTCCGGTTGGAACTGCCGGTCAAGTTGCTCCCCATCTTGGAGCCGCGCCGGTTCAAGATCATGCACGGCGGCCGTGGCGGCGCGAAGTCGCACACGGTCGCGCAAGTCCTGCTGATGCTGTCGCAGCAGCGGAAGATCCGCGTCCTGTGCGTGCGCGAGGTCCAGAAGTCGTTGAAGGACTCGGTCTGGCAGCTGCTGCTGGACTACATGGACCGCCAGGGCGTGCGCCACCTGTTCGACGTGGTGAAGTCCGAGAGTCGGATCACCTGCCTGCTGACCGGCTCGACCTTCGTCTTCTCCGGGCTCAAGGACCACACGGCGGACAGCATCAAGTCCTTCGAAGGCGTCGACATCGTCTGGGTCGAGGAAGCGCACAGCGTCACCGCGCGCAGCTGGAACATCCTCATCCCGACCATCCGCAAGGCCGGCTCCGAAATCTGGGCGACGTTCAACCCAGACGCGGAAACGGACTACGTCTACGAGCGCTTCATCAAGGGCAACGACCCGGACGCTTGGGTCTGCGAGATCAACTGGCGTGACAACCCGTGGTTCGGCCCGGAGATGGACGCCGAGCGCCGCAAGCTCAAGGCGCTCAATGACGACCTCTACGAGCACGTGTGGGAGGGCAAGTGCCGCAGCATCGCCGGTCTGCTGTTCAAGCGCCACTGGTTCAAGCGCTACCAGCTGGGTAAGCACCCGGAGACGCTGAACCGCTACGTCGCCTCGGACTACGCCGCCGGGCCAGATCCCGACCGTCCGGACAGCGAGCCGGACTGGACCGAGCACGGTTGCGCCGGCCTGGACCCGGATGGCGACCTGTGGTTCCTCGACTGGTGGAGCGGCCAGACCGACCCGCACGTGTGGATTCAGGCATGGCTATCGATGCTGCGCCACAACAAGCCGGTGCTGGCCGCGTTCGAGGAGAAGGGCGTCATCCTCCGGTCGCAGGACGCCGCCATCAACAAGGCGATGCGCGAGTCGGATACCTTCGTCGCCCGCATCGGCCTGGCCTCGGCCGGCAACAAGGCATCGCGCGCGCTGGGCTTCGCGGCCCGCTGCGCCGCCGGCACGGTCTGGATTCCGGAATGCGAGTGGGGCGACCGCCTGATCAACCAGCTGTGCGCCTTCAACGGCCAGGACGGACGGACGGACGACATGGTCGACGTCGGTTCGCTGCTCGCGCGCGGCTTGGACGACATGGCCGACGCGCGCCCCGCCAAGCCCGAGCGCCCGGCGCCGCCGACACCTTTCACCGAGCGCTGGTTCGCCGAGCGCGACAAGGACCACAAGGGCGACGAGCCCCCGACGAGGAGCTTCTACCGATGATTGGACGACTGCTGTGCTGGTCTGGACTGCACCGCTGGAAGCCAGTAGTGCGTGGATCCCTGACGAGACGTGAGTCGATGGCCGCGTACGACTTCATGCTCGCTTACCGATGGATGTCGCCGGCTATCGGCGGGATCATGGCGAAGCACTACATCGAGGCGCTGTGGCGTGGGTTCAGCCAACGCGGCGAGTGCTGCGCGCGCTGCCGTATCCGACGCGCCCGTTGACTCACGCCCGCCGATTCATAGCCTGCGGGCCAGTGACTGTCCGGGGTTCCCATGAATAACGACCTGTCCGCGTCGATGGATGCGGGAATCGCAGTAGGCGCAGCCAATGGCGACCCCGAACTGGCGCGGCAGTACCAGCGCGAAGAGGCGGACGTCAAGCGCTGGATGGACGAACTGACGTGGGCGCGCAAGTACGACGAGCCGGCCCGCGAGCAGTACGTGAAGGACCGCCGCTACGCCCGCGGCGACTCCGGGTTCGAGGTCGACGCCAACATCGTCGGCACGAACATCGACATCCTCGAATCGTTCCTCTACGCCCGCGACCCTGACTTCGATGTCACGCCCGGCCCGGCGGTCAAGCCGCCTAGCCCGGAAAGCCTGCGCGATGCGGTCGAGGACCAGATGCGCGCCGACCCGTCTGTGGTCGAGGCCGGGCGCACCGCTGCGATGGCGGCCACCCTGCTCGGCGTGCCGCAGCAGCAGGCACTGGAGATGGGCGCGCAGGCCGAGGAGGCGCGGGTCGAGCAACTGATCCGCGCCGAGGTCATCAAGCTCCGCAAGGCCTT